CCACGAATTTCAATCCCGATTTTAACCCAAACCTGAAAGCCGATGCAATCTTGCAAGTTGATGAGGTTACACAGATACAGGGTTTTATCAGGTTGTTGGGTATAAAGGTCAATGACCTAAATCAAATTGAGTATGAATGCTCAATGCACGGGGAACTGGCTGACCTATTCGCTAAGATTGCCGATGCTAAACTTGCTGATTTGGACTTCACTGGCTACAATCATATCATAAGCGACACCAATATATTCAATAGTTGGGACACTTCCATTGTGAAAAACGGCTCATCTGGGTATGTAAACTTCAGTGGTGGCGCACCAATTGGTGAGGGTTACGTTTACGGGTGGATAGATAACGGGCAATATGCCAATTATCAAACACTTTACACCGATAACATGACGCCTTATTTGTATGCCAAAACAGTGGTAGATGCAATTTTTAGCGGTACGGGTTACTCATATTCATCTGGCAGTTTTTTCAACACAGCGCAGTTCAAAAGATTGGTGGTTCCTTGCCCCACAAAAACACCCATATTAAGCGAACAAAATATATTAGATAGGCAGTTTCAAGCAAAATTCAGTGGTAGTGTAACATTTGGAAACACATCCACACAGATGCTTTTTCCTACCGAAATACTTGACCCATCAAACCAATGGAACACAGGCACATCGGAATTTACAAATGGCTTTTATTCGCAAGGTTATGATTTTACAATCTATTTAGATGGCAGTGCAACCGGGTTAACAGCAACAGCAGGGGCGCAAGATAAGTTGTGGTTTAGATTATTTGTCAATGGCGTGGTTGTGCAGGAAAAAGGAGTTTGGACTACAAACACCGCAGCAGGCACAGCGACAATAAATGACTATGTGCGTTTTCAAAATATCAAACTGCAAAAAAATGATGAAGTTGTTGTGCATTGGTATGGTGTAAGGCAGGGCGGTATCGGTGCATTTATTTCAGGCGCACAAGTAACCTTGACGGCCAATACATCGTTTTATAATTTTGTGGTTGAGAGTTCATACGCCTATGATGACACAATGGATTTCGGTGAGCCAGTTGGTATTCAGCTCCACCTCTTTAGTTTTCTCTACCGCATAATTAGTGATGCCGTGCTTGCTGGTATCGTATGCATAGGTATTTCCTGACAGCGTGTAATTGTTCCGCTTGAATTGCTTTCTGCTGACATTATATTTGTCTTTGGATGCCATGCTACAACGGACACTTTCAAAGCCACCTAATGGGTTTAAAAAGTATAAATACTGCGGTGTGTATTTGCTGCACTCTTCCACCACATCAAAGCGGTAAAGTTCACTTCCTAATTGACTGCCACTATCAATAGCCTGCATGGTGTAGTAACTGGTCGATGCAGGGATGACGTTGCCTGCTGTTCCGCTTGTAAGGTTGCCTGCGGTGATGTCATTGAGGTTATCAGGGCCAGCAGGGCATCTAAGTAAGAACTCGGACTTTTCGCCTGCATCGGTGAAGTTATTTTTTATCTGTGATGTGGCAAGCAATGAGCCAGCAGCGTTGTATGCTTTTACTTGTATTTCGGTTGCCGCACCTACCGCACCCCTTAAAAAGTAAAGGTAGTCGGTTTGTGCAAGTGATACACGCCTTGTCCGTACACGGGTAAGAAACTTTGGTGTGGTGCTTGGGTAGGTGATTTGATATGTGGCTGTGGTTTCACTGCCGTACAAATTGAATAGGCCGTTCCACACATATTTACCCGTATCACTAGCAAGGGTTAGGTATTCCGTGCCGCCATATTCCTCGCCAAATTCCACGCTATATGCTAAATAACTGTTTGTGCATTTGCTGATTGATGCCAGCGATTGGGTAAAGTCATACGTCACATAATTTTGCAAAATTCGTGACAGATTAAACACCGCTTTGTCAGTCGTGCCGTGAAAGATAGGTGCTTTCAGTTTTGCGATTACCACATTGGATGCGTTTTTTACGACCGCCACAAATTTAAAGTTCGGCTGTGCGTAGTTGGTGGAAGTTACCACATAGGAAATATCGGAATATACGGGAGCCACATCAGCAGGTTCCCTATTAATTGTGATTGCCATTAATAATAAAAGTACCTATTTGGCTATCTCGGTAGTGACAAATGCTGAAATACGCAACCCGGTAATGTCGGATAGTTTCTGTGCAATGACATCCACGTTTTGCTGGGTAAGTACATCGGCTATAAATCCAGAACCCTTGTAACCAAACCTTTTGATTGTGCCTTTGCTGTGAATTTTACGCGCAATAGCAATAGCCATTGATTTACGCAGTTCAAGTACAGATTGACCGCTTTGCCCTTTTGATTTGCGAACTGGAATGCCCTTTGCAGAAATCCATTGTTCTAAACTTTGTACGAGTGTCGGTTTGCTTGCAGTGGTTGTTTTGGTCGGCCCTCTTCCACTTTCTACCCATTGGTAGTAATCAGCCATTTCGATTGCAACCGTAATACCCTGTGGGGTGACACTTGGAAAATCAGCCCTAATGCTCTGCACAAGATTGCCTGTTGCTTTGACACCCTTTTCCATTGCTGATTGTTTCAGCTTGTCAATAATGACTTGTGCAACCCTTTCCATCGCATCACCAAGCACAGAGCCGCCCATGCCTGCGGTGGCTTCGTCAATGCCAATGGTTTTTAACAAATCATCCAAACGGGCTAAATCTGCCTTGCTTATGTTCATTGCACCGGGTAGGGGCATCGAACCCCTGTCCACCATCTTTGAATTGCTCTTATAGTGCCGCTCAAAGCAACCCGTTATCCGGAATGGAGATGTTACCTATTATACACTAACCCGGCAAGGCCGCAACCTCACTAATAAAAGTAGGTCAAATCATTTCCTGCAATAAGGCGATTTGGTACACGCTGCTATCTTTGGCGGATTTTGCCCCTTGTGCTGCTGCATTTAGCCGTTCTGTCCTTGCCCGTTGTTTTTCATTGTGGAACGATACCGCATTGAGAAACTCCACCAACCCCATATTTAAAAAGAAATCCCATTTGGTGCGGTCACCATTTGCCATGCCGTCTATTGTTTTGAGCCATGCGATTGCTGGGCGGTCTTTTCTGCGTGTATCTTCCTCAACTTCTCCACTTCCTGCTCTAAATATACTTGGGTAGCTTCGAGTAATTCCGGCAAGCATAGAGAAAAAAAAAGCGTGTAGGCATAGGCAAATGATATCGGCATCCGTTCCCTGAACTGGGCAGCAATCTTTTCAAAGTCATCTGTCTTGACTTCTTTGCGCTTGGGTGGGAATATCCGATAAGGAACGCACAGGGCTGCCATTATCATGTGAAGGTTCTGCACCCACTTGTCCTTTTCAGCAAACAAGTCCTGCACCATGATAAATTGGTGGGCTTGTAAGTGGTGCTGATTGGCTGCGAATTTATACAGCGTGTTTCCGATGCGGAAGCTACCCACGTTTTTTGCGGTGGGTAACTCTGCCATAAATGCAAGTTTCGCTAATGCTGCCGTGATGTCAACAATCCGCATCTCCTCTATTTCGTCCAGTTTTTTTCCTGATAAAATGGACAATGTTTTGAGCTGATTGTCAAAACTCGGCTCGGTCAATAGCTGCAATTCTTGAAACTGCGCTATGCTGATTTGGTTCCAATTCTTTGGTAATTTCATATTATTACAAATACTCCTTTTTTGTTTTTTTGTGAGCAATACCGGGCAAGTGCCAACGCACAAACAGCGTCATCGTGCAATCCTGATGGTGCAGAATAACGCAACCCGGTTGCCGTGTGTTCAAATTCAAAGTTACGCAGATATGGCTTCTCATTTATGGGATAACGGTATTGAGATACGCAGTCAAATTATATGGAATAAAAATATAGCTCAGTTTGGAGCTTTATCCGCTCAGTATAAACAAAAACACGAACCTTGCTTTTATTGTTTTAAGAAAGGAAATTCTCCGTATTGGTACGGTCCTACAAATGAGGTTACAGTATGGGATGTTAATAGAGAATCAAAAAATGAATTTCATCCAACTCAAAAGCCTATTGAACTTCCAACAAGGGCATTGAACAATAGTAGTAAAAAAGGAGATTATATTCTTGACTTCTTTCTCGGCTCAGGTTCAACAATGGTAGCTTCACACCAACTTAAACGCAAGTGCTACGGAATGGAATTAGACCCAAAGTATTGCCAAGTTATAATTGACCGAATGAAAAAGTTAGACCCAAGTTTAGTTATTAAAAAGAATGGAGTTGAAATTAAATAACAGCGAAATTACAACGATATGCCAAATCCTGAAAACATAGAAAAACATAAGTTCGAAAAAGGCGAAAGCGGAAACCCAAACGGACGACCAAAGGGAAGTAAGAACAGAAGCACCATAGCGAAGAAATGGTTAGAAACTAATCAAACGGCAAAGAACCCAATAAGCGGACAGGATGAAACGTTAA